TTGGCCTTTTTCTCTGCCAAGCGGTACACATACAAATCCGCGGCTTCTTCGTCGTCCTTTTCCAAGAGCGTCCCGTGTAAATAAATTTCGACATTTCTCTCTTCAAACGGAAGTGCGCAGTGACTGAGGTTACGGACACCGCGTCCGATGATTTGCTCAATACGATTCATATTGTACCACGGTTCGAGTATGTGGATTTGCCGTATATTTTTAAAATCCAGTCCCTCCGACCCCGCTTTCGAAATAATCACCACTTTCACCTTTTCTCCGTAACGATTGTTGGTATTGGTTGCGTATTTGATGTCCTCGGCGTTGGTCGGAGAGAACGCTTTGTCGCCCGTAATCATGATATATTTGGCGGGTGAAAAATCCGACCCCTTCTCCCCGGGTTTCATGGTACGGGCGTCGAGGGGAGCGACCGAGTTTTTCTTGAAGAGAGGTTTGTTATGTTGGAGATGAGAACAATAACGCGTGATACCCATTTCTTCCAAAGCCAGCGCAATGGGCACGGCCCCGCCGTCAATGTACTGGGAATAAATGAGAACAATACCGGTGGATTTTCGGATAGATAGGCATATGTTGGCGATTTTGGCACTGTATTGATGCAAATGCTCTTCTTCGAAAATCCTGCCGTATTTTTTCAAGGCAGAATTTTTATATTCAAACTGGATACGCATGGGCATGGGTTTTGTCACAGTTTCCCATTTCATGATGTTTTCTAGACCATGGGAACCGATTGAACCCGAAATAATGTTACTTTCTTCTTTTATGTCGTCCGGTGCAGAATCGCCGACATTCTCCGCGTTTATCAATGCATCCAGTCCAGGGTTGGGATATACAATATTCAACACTTCCAGAGGGGCCTGCAAGAGAGTGTAGCCAAACGATTCCATGTTCTCGAAGGAAGGCATTTCGCGCATTTCACCGTAAACGTTGTAAGAATTGAACGATTTTTTACGAAGGTTCTCAATGACGAGAGAATACGCCTTCTTCTGGTAATCCCCGGAGATATTAACATAAACATGAATATGTTTCAAAGGTTCGTCGATGGGTTTCCCGTTCATTTGAATGGTGGGATACGCCAATGTCGTGTTTTCCCCGCCGAACGTATGCTTCGGCGAGAACAATTCCGGATAAATTCGGTAGGGAAATGTATAGGGATTGGCGCCCCGCACATAGGAAACATATCCGGTCAATTTGCGCGTCAAAAGTGCGCGTCCGTTTTCTTTGAATTCGCCCTGTTTATCAAATACATCGGACAATTCAATGGTGGAACGTCGGTCGTTCAGATTCAGGAGATTGGTCAACCAGATGATTTCCTTATAGGAATTGTACATGGGAGTAGCCGATAAAAACAGAAGACGTAAATTCTGTGCCTGTTTGGCAACTTTCATCAGTAACACTGCCGCCTTTTTGTTGTTATTTTCATCCGTCAGACGGATATTATGAACCTCGTCCACAATGATGAGACGATTGTTGAACGTTTGGCGTATTTTTTTGGTCTCAATCTCGTTGCGCTCTTTTTCGGTATATTTGATTTTATCGTCGATTCGGGTTTTTTCGGTGATGTAATTTGCGAGTTGTCCGTAGCCCATAAATACATAGTAATTGTTGATGATGGAATTAATCTGCGAAATGACCTTTTCTCTAGGAAGTCCTTTCAAATTGGCCGGATTGATTTCTTGAATGAGAGAATTGCCTATGCACGAATCAATGTTCCATATATCTTGTTCTCCCGAAATAATACCGGAGGAATTGGAACTGGATATTTTTTTGAGCCGACGCTCATCAAACAATTGCAGACGGAAATTGGCTTGAACGTTGGGAGAGGCGACCACGATGATTCGTTGTTTGATGCCCACCTGTTTCATGTATTTTCTATTTTCTTCGGCAATACCTATGGCCGAACATGTTTTCCCAGTACCCAACGACTGGTAGAGCAATAAACTATTATAGGGGGTCTGAAACGAGAGGAAATTTTTCACAAAAAGTTGGTGGGGCATCAATTCAAACGATGCGTTGCACATCTTTTCCGACTGGGTTTTGATATCGTAAATGGTGCCGTCGTATTTGGTGTTGAAAAATTCTTTGCGTCTGGCGATTTTGACATTAAAATTTGGGTCATTCAGGGTCGGATACAAAAAATCGTAGGTAGTGTCCGGATTCGCCAATTCGTCGTTGTATTCTTTTTCTTCCAGGGACGTATGTATTTCGACGGGCTTATCGTCGACGACGGGCTTTCTACGCGGTTTTACCGGGGGTGGTGCGTCTTCAAGATTGATTTCTTCCAACGGGGCATCCGATGGCACGGGGAGGGGTTCTTCGAAGCTCACTTCCTCATCTCCCATTTTTTCGGCTATTTTGATGCGCGGTTTCTTGGTATTGGGGGAGCCAATGCTTTGACATTCACCCGTTTTTTTATTGAGGCGGGTACCGTTGGGGCACCGACGGGTTTTATTTTTTGGCGGTTCAACTGCGATATCAAGGGGCTTGGGAGGAAAATCTTGTAATGCAACTCCGACATCTGTATCGATAGGTTCACATAGGCCCGTTTTCGGATTTTTTCGGGTTTTATTGGGGCAGCGGCGGCCTCTTTTTTTTGTATCTGACATATGTATGAATAGAATATAATATATATTAAACGTATATATTATATTACTTGGAATCCAACGGGTCGCTAAGAGTGACACAACACATATTTCTGAATGCAATGATATATATTGGTCAACATTCGTTTTTTTTCTAAATTGTAAGGCCGTATAACATTGATACAGTCATCGAATTTTTTCCATTCCATTTTGCTTACCTCCGACGACTCAAAATTGGTCGAAATCAAGGAATCGTCGTAATCCATGTACATGAGGTAGTATTTATGTTTGTACGATTTATAGTTGGAACCCGTGAATATTTCTTCAAACGGGAAAATATTCTGTATGTTTTTAAGACACTCAGAAGAATAACCAGTTTCTTCGCAGAATTCACGTACGGCACATTCGTAATCTTTCTCCTGATAATTCCGCCTTCCCTTTGGAAATCCCCATTCTGGTTCATCCCACACACCCATAGCGTCACTTTCGTCCACCATGGACGAAAGAGTAAAAAACACATTCTTGTTCAGTATACCCGAATAAAGAAGGTCGTATTTTTCTTTGGAAGAAATTTCCTCCGTTTTGTATTTATTGAGGACGGTGTTTTCTCCCCACAGATTCTTCCACAGTTTATCAAAATCACCACTCTTCAACAGAGCACGTTCTTTGGTGGTCATTTGTTTCAACATGTTCATGATATAATTTTTATTTTGCACCAAGTATTTTCCTCGCATGAAATCAATGTAACCTAAAGTATCTTTACGGCGTATCATCAAAAATTCAGGTTCTTTTCCGCACCCGTTATCATGCGCACTCAATATCTCTCCGTCATTTGCCCCGGTTTTGGAATATCTGAACGCAATGACTCCGAAACTGGTAATGGGTATTTTACATTGATTATAGATATGCCCCGGTTTTCCACAATTATTGCAATAAGTATCTGACATAAAGTAAAAATCTACATAAACATATCGATTTCTATCTATATAGTTTACTTCCTTTATGTTCGACGCGGACATTTGGGGACCTCATTATTGGTTTTTTCTACATACCGTAGCACATTCTTATCCTGAATCACCTAATGCGGTAACAAAACGTAAATATTACGATTTAATCCATAATATGCCGCTCTTTATTCCCGAAGTCAAAATGGGCGACCGATTTGCCGAGATGTTGGACAAGTATCCCGTCACTCCGTATTTAGATAGTCGCGAATCGTTCATTCGCTGGACCCACTTCATCCACAATAAATTCAATGTTATGTTGGGCAAAGAAGAAATATCGTATTTAGCGAGTTTGGACGATTACGCTGCACAATATAAAACAAAACCGGTCGTTTTATCAGAAAAATTACACATCAGTAAACACTATATTTATGTCACCCTCATGTTGATAATGTGTTTTTTCATCTATCTCTACTATTGAGTATTGATGACCTATGATAAAAAATATAGTCTAATTATAATGAGGTTCGAATTAATTATTTTTATTATTGCAGCAGGCGTAATTGCAAATATTTATACCGAGGGTCGATTTTTGAAAATGGCGCTTTCCTATAAAAAATATTATCAAATGGCGGGGGTGGTAGTTGCCGCCTTTGTACTTTATTGGCTGATTCGAAAAAACCCCGACCAAGCCCGTAATATATTGGTATCGTCGAATGAATACATCAAATATTTACCGGTGGATAAAAACACGACCAGTATCATATCGCCCATTTTAGATTTTACCGCGAGACAAAGTGTCGGGACGGACCAACAGATGTACGGAGGTTACAACCACCCAATTTTGTCGATGGAAAACAACCGACGTGATATCCAGGCGGAGCAGCGTATCATGAGTTCCGGAAAGAAAACGACGAAACGGTCGGTAAGCGAAACCAAAAAGAAATTTGTGGCCGCGAGACAAAACTGGAAATGCGAAAATTGCAAGAAACAGTTGCCGGCCTGGTTCGAAGTTGACCACAAAATACGTCTGGACAATGGGGGTAGCAATCACATCGACAATTTAGTGGCTTTATGTCGAGATTGTCACGGAGAAAAAACGGCGATAGAGAATTTGTAATTTTGCCTCCACGGAGAATCGAACTCCGGTTACACCTTTGCCGATTTAAAACGCCCACTTTAGTGGGCGTTTCCATTGGCAAAGGCAACGTTATTGCAAAGCAATTGCGCTTCGCGCAATCCGCGCGCATTTAAAATGCGCGTAGGTGTAAAAGTTTACAAGACTCTCGTAATACCACTATACTATGAAGGCGAACTATATTCCGTTTTTTCTTTGTAACTCTCCTATATTTTCGAAAACCACCTTTAGACCCGTGAGGCGAATTCTGCCCGGACTTCTTCCAAATGTGTAAAACGGGACTAAAGTAGTCCGGAACTACACCCTTGAACATTTACACCGATGAAGATTTAAATCCGCACCCAAAGGGTGCTTTTTAATTCATTTATCGGTAACGTTGCCCTTGAAGACAGAACCGCGCAAGCGCGGTTTTACACCGATGAACATTTGAATCCGGACGCCCATCAAAGATGGGCGCCTGATATAATTGATTTATCGGTAACGTTGCCCTTAAACACTGAACCGGACACCCAAATGGTGTCCGGTTTATAATGTTCAAGGGTGTA